TGAGCTACAGATAGAATACAACTACATAGATGTAGATAATCATCCTAACTTTGAAGCTGATTTTAACAGGGAAGTTAAGAGCATACCTCAAATCAAACTAAACGGAGAAGAGATAGGTGGCTATGAAGAGCTTATCCGTCTCATATCTTAAGCATCTATAAAACTAACTTTTTTAGATGCATGGTTAAGGGGAACATTAAAGTTCCTCTTAAACTTAATAGCTCTCAAGGAGAAAATCAAATGGCTAAATCAACTACAGCAAACAACAGTTCAACTGAAATTATTCGTGACCTAGAATTACACTGGGCTAACGTATACAAGCCTCATAATCCTTTCGGTACAGAGATCTGGGATATTCAGATCCGTACTACTGATAAGAATAAGGTAGAAGAACTAGCTAAGCATGGTATCAAGCTTAAAGAGCATGATGAAGGCTACTTCTTTGGTAACGTAAAGCGTAAGACAGTTAACGCTAAGGGTGAGCCTATGAAGGCACCTGAAGTGTTTGATGCAGGGAAAAAGATTATCAGTGAACCTATTGGTAATGGCTCTAAAGGTCATATCAAGGTATTCTCTTATGACTACAAAGTAGGTGGACGTAAAGGACGTACAGCAATGCTTACTGCCCTACAAGTAGTAGATCTAGTACCATACAAAGCAGCTACCCAAGAAGTTGACTTTGATGTGGAAAACGATGACGTAGGTTTTTGAGGTGAGTATGAGAGAGTTCTTAGCACTACCGTTCTTACTATTAGCGAAAGGGTTTGCTCAAGTAACCTCTTACATTGACTCAGCACCGTGCCTCTGTTTCTCTCTTCGGGAAGCAGAGGAAGTGAATGATGAAAACCTAGAGGAAATCACTGATATTATTAGGAGTAAAGATAATGAGTGAAGAACAACATTCTTCAACTAAAATTAATCGTCAACATGTTATTGAGACCTCTATTGACTTTCTAACTAAGCAAGTAAGCAATCAGCGCCTGCATGTAGCGAACCTTCTAGCGAAAACAGGTGATACTGAAAGCTACTCCTATCTCCAACAGTTCTTTAAGAACCTCGAAGAGGACATTATCGAGGCTGGAGAGGAAGCTGTATATGAAGTTAGATTGATGTACAGTAAAGGCCAGTAACATGTGCAGTCCTGAGCATGACTTTAAACTGCTTTATTTTTATCACTCCCTGTAGCATAATGGATAATGCACATGTCTTCTAAACATGCGATTACAGGTTCGAGTCCTGTCGGGGAGGCCATGCGGGTATGGTGGAATTGGTATACACAACAGACTTAAAATCTGTCACCGAAAGGTATCTGAGTTCGAGTCTCAGTATCCGCACCAACTACTAGGAGAAACATAATGAAACAAATACATTACGCCGTTGAATGTTATCTCACTAAAGATAACTTAATAACAACTATAGAGTACAATGATAGGAAGATGGCTGAACGTCACATGGGAAGTTGTATACCTAACTATCCTATAGTTAAGTTGATTAAGGTTACTACCGTGATAACAAGACAGCAGATAATGGAGATAAATAAGGAGAAAGACTATGAGTAAGTATGTATTCGATATAGAAGCTGATGGGCTTCTTAATACCATAACACACATATGGATGGTTGTGTTTAAGAAAGTAGATGAAGATCTATTTGTAGTATTCACGGATGATGATGATAGTCATAAGCCTCTATCAGAGCTACCTCAATGGGTAGCTGATAATGTGTCTATGTTAATAGCACATAATGGCATCCGTTATGATCTACCAGCATTAAATAAAGTCCTTGGGTACTCGTTACCTGAGGACATTAAAGTTATTGATACGCTTATTGTATCACGTATGAATGACTGGCCTAACAAGAGGCTTAAAGGTAGACATGGCTTAGGAGCTTGGGGAGAGTTCTTAGGCCATAAGAAGATAGAGTTCAATGACTTCTCTAAGTACAGTAATGAGATGTTAACCTACTGTAAACAAGATTGTGTAGTCAATGAACAGATCTTTAAGCGTGTTATGTATGAAGCTAAGAGTTGGTCTCAGAAGTATCCTAAGTACCCTAAGGCTCTACGTATGGAGCATAACATGGCTAAGTATACTGCCTTACAGGTAGAGAACGGATGGTTCTTTGACTTCGATAAGTGTCAGAGTCTTATTGATAAGATAACCTCTGAGATGAATCACATTGAAGCTAATGTAGAGCCACACTTAGGAGAGATAGTTAAGCTCATAGATAAAGAACCTAAGAAGCCTCAATACAAACGTAATGGTGAGTATACAGCTACATCAGCTAGAATTATAGGTGAGTATCTGAACATACCAGTAGATCCTAAGGATGCTTTAGAACCTAATGCTCCTATGAAAGCTGGTACTCTCTTTCAACGTAAGTCAGTTACTCCTGCTACTATGGGTCAACAGGGTAGTGTGAGAAAGTATCTAGAACATCTAGGTATTAAATGGACTGAATGGAACTGGAAGAATGTAGATGGTGACTTCGTTAAGACTACTCCTAAGCTTAATGATAAAGATATTAGAGCTATAGGACACCCTCATGCTGACTTGATAGCTGACTACTACACTCTAAGATCACGTAGAAGTATACTACAGGGTTGGATGGAACAATCAGGTGGTGATGGACGTCTTAGAGGTGATGTCATGGATCTAGGTACAGCTACTAGTAGACACTCACATAAGATAATAGCTAACATACCAAGTGGTAAGGCTGTATATGGAAAAGAAATACGAGAGTTATTCACCTGTCCCAAAGACAAAGTCATTATCAGTGCTGACGGAGCCTCCTACCAGATACGATTACTCGCTCACTATCTTAAAGATAAAGATTATACTGATACAGTTCTTAACGGTGATGCCCATCAACGCCATGCTGACATCGCTGGAGTGGATAGAGCGACAGCTAAGCCGTTGTTCTTTGCGATTATATTCGGTGCTGGTGCGGGTAAGTGCGCATCAATCATTAAAGGTAGCCAAGCTGAAGGCAAGAAGATAAGAGAGAAACTTATTAACGGGATACCTAACTTCTCTAGACTCATAGAGAAAGTACAGGATGTAGCTAAACTTAATGGATGGATTCCCGGTATCGATGGACGTAAAGTCTATTCGGAAGAGCCCTACAAGGCTATCAATTACTTAATACAATCTACTGAAGCTATCTTAATGAAGGCTACAGTAGTAGCTATTAATAAATCATTCGAAGATAACAACATACCTTATAAACAACTACTAATGTACCATGATGAAGTCTCTTATGAGATAGATCCTAAGTATGTTAGTAGATGTGAACACATTATACGACATCACTTCGCAGAAGCTCCTAAGCAGTTTGGTGTAGATATCATGGAGGCTGGAGATGTCAAGGTAGGGGCTGACTACTACGAAGTCCATTAACATTTGAGGAAGGTTATGAATACGAATAAACTATGGGTATTCGAATGCCATGCTTTAGTTAAGCCTATTAGTATTAATAGAGCATGGTATATGAATAAGAAGAAGTCTAAGGCGTATCATACCTTCCAAGAAGAAATGTTACCTTACTTACAGGGCTTTACTGCACCCAAACATATAGTAGATAACAAAGCTATCTTACATGCTGAGATGGAATTCGGTTTCAGTAGTAAGAAGAGTGATGTAGATAATTGTATCAAGACAACTCTAGACACAATGCAATGTTGGTTTGGGTTTGATGATGTGATAGTCTTCAAGGTTACTGCTTGTAAGACTCACGTTAAACGTGGTAAAGATTATTTAAAAATAAAACTTATAGAAGTAAATAATGATGCTGACACAGATACAAACACCTAAAGACACCTTCACGATAGACTACCCTGCTGCTGTAGAGTATCGTAATAAACAATCCAGTATCTTCTGGCCTCCTGAAGAGGTTAGAGTAGAGAAAGATGTTCAAGATATACTAGTCAATATGACTCCAGCTGAACGTCATGCTGTTATCACTGTACTTAAACTCTTTGTTAAGTATGAGTTGATTATAGGTGATGAGTTCTGGTCTAAGTTCGTTATGAAGAAGTTCCCTAGACCTGACATTCAGTCTATGGCTAGTCTCTTCTCAGCTATCGAACTATCAGTACATGCTCCATTCTATGCTAGGCTTAATGAAGAACTAAAGATAGCTACTGATTCTTTCTATGACTCATATAAGGATGATGAGGTACTAAGTGATCGTATTAAAGTGTTAGAAGATATCTTCAAAGAAGGAGATGATCTATACTCTCTTGGTGCATTCACCTTTGCTGAAGGAGCTATCCTCTATTCATCATTCGCTTTCCTTAAACACTTCCAATCACAAGGTAAGAATAAACTACTTAATGTAGTGAGTGGGATTAACTTCTCTGCTAGAGATGAAGCCCTACATTCTGAAGCTTCTGGTTGGTTATTCCAACAGCTACTTCGAGAGAAGATGGAGGCTAATCTTGTATCTAAGGAAGACACATTGCTCTTGGAAGAAAGGATCAAGAGTACCGCTAGGACAGTCTACGAACACGAATGTAGAATCATCGAAAAGCTCTTCGAAGAAGGAGACATTGAAGGAATCTCAGCAAAACAACTTGAATACTTCGCCCAATCAAGAGTGAATGTATGCCTACGTAATATGGGTTATCAGAATCTCTTTGAGGTTACTTACAATCCTGTATCGGAGTGGTTCTATAAAGGCATTAACGGTTATAGTATGAACGACTTCTTTAGCAGTGTAGGTAATCAATACGAAAGAGGTTGGGATGAAAATGAATTTAAATTCTAAGGAGAAACACAATGAGCTATAACAAACTATCTGAAGAAAGAAAAAGACTACAAGCTGCTGGTGAGTTACCTGAATGGTTTTCTACTGGTGGCTATCAAATGTTTAAGGAGAAATACCTCTATCAGGCTAACACTCCGAGGGATCAATATGAACGTATTGCTAGAACACTGGCTACTCATACTCCTGACCCTAATAGCTGGACTAATAAGTTCTTTAATCTATTATGGAAGGGTTGGCTCTCTCCGTCTACCCCTGTACTCGCTAACACTGGAACTACTCGTGGCCTTCCTGTCAGTTGTGCTGGTAGCTATATTAGTGACAATCTAGATAGTATCTATAAGGGTAAGCATGAGATAGCTGCTCTAACTAAAGCTGGCTTCGGTACTGCTAGTTATCTAGGAGATATAAGACATAGGGGTGCTGAGATATCTGTTGGTGGTAAGGCTAGTGGTCTACTACCTATTATCAAAGGCTTTCAACAAGACATGGAGTATGTATCTCAAGGTACAGCTCGTAGAGGTTCTTGGGCTGGTTATGTCCCTATCGACCATCCTGACTTCGATGAGGTATGTGATCACCTTGAACACAACCCTGATGGTAATAACATTGGCTGGAATATTAGTAACTCTTTCATTACTAAACTAGAGAACAGAGATAGTGAAGCTATCAGACGTTATGGTAAAGCAATGAAGACTAAGATGGTGACAGGTAAAGGTTACTTCTTCTTCCCAGATAAAGCTAATGATAAGAGACCTCAATGGTATGTTGATCAGGGTCTAGACATCAAGTCACCTCAACTCTGTGCTGAGATTATGTTACACTCATCTGAAGATTATACTTATACTTGTGTTCTATCTTCTATGAATGTAGCTCTCTATGATGAGTGGAAAGATACTAATGCTGTCTATGAAGCTACTGTATTCCTTGATTGTGTAGTACAAGAGTTCATTGAGCGTGGTAAGAACATACCGGGGCTAGAGAAGGCTATAGCATTCACTAAGAATAGTAGAGCCTTAGGCTTAGGTGTATGTGGACTTCACACTCTCTTTCAGAAGAGACGTATAGTGTTTGGTTCATTTGATTCCATGATGCTCAATACAGAGATCTTTAGGCACTTAGATACCGAGAGTAAGAGAGCCAGTCAATGGATTGCTCAGGTATGGGGTGAACCTAAATGGATGAAAGGTTATGGATACGCTAACACTCACAGAATTGCTATCGCCCCTACTAAATCAACGGCTCTTATCATGGGAGGAGTCTCAGAGGGCATCAATCCTGATACAGCTATGGTCTACACTCAACGAACAGCAGCAGGCGAAGTGGATAGAATTAATCCAGTCTTGCTTGAACTCATGCAGGCCAGAGGAGTATACAACCGAAGAACTGTTGAACGTATTAGAGATAACATGGGGTCTGTACAGAGTGAAGAATGGTTAGATGACCATGAGAAAGAGGTATTTCGTACTGCCTTTGAAATACCTCAGATGGCTGTAGTAACTATGGCTTCAGCTAGATCTAAGTTCATTGATCAATGGCAGTCTCTTAACTTATTCTTCTCAGCAGAAGAAGATGAGAGCTATATTAATGAAGTACACAAACAAGCTTTCCAAGACCCTAATATCTTAGCTCTATACTATGTGTATTCCAAGACAGGTGTACAGGCCAGTAATGATAATGGGGAATGTATGGCATGTCAATAGAATATAAATGTAGTGAAGACTATAAGTTAAAAGCAAATAGGATATGTAAACAAGACGGTTGTAATAACCCTGTTCAAAAACCTAATTGGAATGATAAGAAAAAGATGTGGAGATCATATACTGATTGTTCCTCATGTAATCATTCTAAAAGAAAGTGGGGCTTTAACAGTGTTGTAAGAGAACATATGCTTATTGAGCAGGACTGCAAGTGTAAAGCTTGCGGTTCCCCTATTAGTTTTAATGGACAACATTCTGGTTGGAAACAAAATGATGCAGTGGTAGACCATTGCCATCATACTGGGGAGATAAGAGGGCTTATATGTGGTGTATGTAATTACATTGCTAGGCATGATATCGATAGTGATAGGCTTAGAAGTATAGCCGATTACTTAGATAATCATTATAAATAAATATGAGGTGAAACATGATTGCAATAATAGATGGTGACTCAATACTTTACAGAGCTTGTTATGGCACTGATGATTTAGAGTATGCTAAAAAGAAGTATCTAGAGATACTGAGAGCACAGATAGATGATTGTTGGGCTGATAAAGCTATATGCTTTGTTAAGGGAAAAGGTAATTGGAGACATAAAGTCTTTAAGTACTACAAAGCACATCGAAGTACTGTAAGTAAAGAGGATCATCTGAAGAGTCATGGTCTCAATATGGAACTAATGCCTCCTCTATTAGATTGGTTAGTGGCTAGTCGTCTAGCTATACCCTCTAATGGTATGGAAGCTGATGATCTAGTAAGACGTAAGGCGCTTAAGTGTGAGGCTAGAGGTGAAAACTACACTATAGTTAGTGCGGATAAAGATCTAGACTGTATTGTAGGTAAACATCTAAGACCTTACAAAGATAAAACCTCTTCTTACTTCATCACTCCAGAGGAAGCTGATTATAATTACTATAAACAAATTATGATCGGTGACTCTACTGACTTCATTAAATCACCTAGACTTCTTGGTCCAAAGACAGCTGAGAAGCTACTGAAAGAAACCTCTAGAGGTAACTGGAAGAAGATGATTGAGAAGGAGTATAAAGAGAGATGTGGTAGTGAGTGGTTCCATGCACTCATGTTCACTGGTAGTCTAATACATATACAAAGATATGCTAATGACTTCTTTGTATGGGATAAAACTAAAGGAGACTTCTGGGAATGTGGATTCTCAGAAGCTCCTAAATGCTATGGGTATAAACTAGATGGACTCGAAGCCAAGTAAGACATGTGCCTTTTGTGGTGGTAAGAATAATAAACACAATCTAAGTTGTGAGAAGGTGTATAATGAACTTCGTAAGGCAGTTAATAGATTCCCTCAAAGGACTAGAGCCAAATGAGGCGATCCATGTTATATTAGAAGCACTAGATGAATTCAACGTGGAGTTAGTAGAACTACTCCATGATGATACCATAACTCCAGCTGAGTACTTCTGTAACCTTAATGTTAGGGCTACTCAAGCTAGTATTGTAATTGAAATTATTAGGAGAACAAATAACGATGATAGCTATCATGCTATCCAATTAGAACCTGATCCCGAAGATACTTGTACTGTTTACAGTGCAGTGATTCATTAAATATAACTAAACTTAAGGAAAATATTATGACTATTTCTGTTGGTAAAGCCTCTTGTAAATACTGTGGATCTAAAGATAACGTATCTCTATTCAGAGATGCGGATAGTGATATAGTCAAGGGTAAATGCTGGACACCTGAGTGTAATAAGTTCTACCCTGATTACTACAATGAGGATGCTATGGAAACAAGAATAGAAGTAGAAACAGCCCATGTTAATACAGGTATTAATGACTACCCCTGTCGTACTCATTCCTCTAGACAAATCAGTGAAGAGATCTGTAAGATGTTTAATGTACGTAGTGCCATCAATATAGATGGTGAAGTCTCTACTACCTACTACCCCTACCCTAGACCTGACGGTACTAGTTATAAGATACGTAACTACCCTAAAGACTTTAAGGTATCAGGTGGTCTCAATAACATTACTCTCTTTGGTCAAACAGTCTTTGATGGTGCTCCAAGAAAGAGAGTAGTTATTACTGAGGGTGAGGAAGATACCTTAGCTATAGCTCAATCATATCTTGAATACAACGGTAAGATCTATCCCGTTGTATCTATCCCTTCAGCTTCTAACCTAAAGCCTGTTATAGAAAACAGGGATTGGATTATGGAGTTTGAAGAGGTAGTCTTCTATGGCGATAACGATGACGCTGGTAAGTCTGTCATACCTAAGTTAGCTAAGATCATAGGATATAACAAGCTTAAAGTAGCTAAAGGTAAACACAAAGATGCTTCAGATGAGCTCACTAAAGAGGGACACAAAGGTGTACTGTCTGCTATATGGAATGCAAGCCAGTATAATCCTCAAGGCATACTCCGTAGAGATACCCTATGGACTGCTATGGAAGACTACGCTAAGATAGAGAGTGTTCCTTATCCTGATTGCTTTGATGGTCTCAATGAGAAAGTTAAAGGCATGAGGGGTGGTGAGATAACTCTCTGGACTAGCGGTACAGGTAGCGGTAAGAGTACTATGCTACGTGAGATAGTCTATCATCTAATCAATACTACTGATGATAAGATAGGTATTATCTCTCTTGAAGAGTCACCTGCTGAGACAGCTAAGAAGCTATCATGTATGGCTATCAATAAGAACCCAACAAGAGAAGATATCGATGATAAAGAACTCAGACAAGGCTTTGATGCTGTATTTGGTGATGATAGGATTCTTGTCCTCGATCACGCTGGTGCCATCACTGACGGTATTATATCCCAACTTGAGTACATGGCTGCTGTGGGTTGTAAATATCTCTTCATTGACCACATTACTATACTTGTTTCTGAAGGAGCAGAAGGACTAACTGGTAATGAAGCTATCGATAAGATAATGAATGATCTATTGAAGGTAGCTAAGACACATAACGTATGGATAGGTCTTGTATCTCATCTACGTAAGACATCTTCAGGTAAATCCTTTGAGGAAGGTGAACTACCTTCTCTTGATGACATCAAAGGCAGTGGTAGTATTAAACAGATATCAATGGATATCATAGCATTCGCTAGAGACAGTGGTAACTCAGACCCTACTATCCGTAATACTATTCAGATGAAGGTATTGAAGTGCCGTCACACTGGCCTTACTGGTCCAGCTGGTGAGGCTATCTATGAACATGATACAGGACGTATAAAACTTAATGTAGTAGAATTTTAAGGAGGATGTATGAATAATCTTGTTGTAGAATACCTGAGCACTAGGCTCGGAAAGGTTGTTCTGAATACTAATAAGAAGCAGGCCTATGGTCCACTCTATTTAGTACACCTCCTACAAGACAATGGTGAGATCTATGAGGAAGATATCGCTAAGTTAGTTAGTATAGCTACTAACATTGTACTACATAAAGCATCTAATGATCCTTCAGGGAAGAAGGGAGAAGCCTTACTCACTCATACAGCTATATCTATAGGCTTTGAGGTAGCTAACTTTAAGTCTGCTACACTGAATAAGGAACAGATGCTACACATAGGAGATCTATTCATTGAAGCCTTCTATCATGCTGGCTTCATTGAGATAGCTATCCAAGATGGTTTCGCTCCTAAGTCTGGTTCACCTTATGTTATCTCTATTAAAGATAAGTTCAGTGAGTTAGTTAAGACACAACCACCTAAGAACTTATTACTCTATACTACTGAAGAACCTATACCACCTATTAAGGGTGTGTTACAGGGTAACAACTATGCAGTAGTTAAAGGAGTTAATTCTGAGACAGCTAAACAACCACTGATTATCCATCAACAAGCATTCAAAGAGTCTATTGAAAGGAGAGATCCTTGGGTTAAGGCTGTAGATAAAGTACAACAACAACCATGGATAATCAATAGAGAGTTATTAGAGGTTATTGAAGACAACTTAGACTCTATTCTTCCTGCTAAGAAAAAGAGATTAAATAAATATACTAAGGCTGAGATCAATAATGCTTATAAAGCTTTACAGAAAGATCCAAGCGAAGAGAACAAGCAAGCGTATAATGAAGCTTCTGAGAGGTGGAATCAAGAACTATCCGTTCTCAGAGACATCTCAAAGAGAGCAGAGTTAGAGGCTATCTATAAGAAAGCTTCTGCTCTTAAACATGTATCTGCTTTCTATCAGTATGTAGATGTAGACTATAGAGGTCGTATCTACTACAAAGAACCTTTCTTTAACTATCAAGGTAGTGATATGGCTAAGGCTCTCTTTATGTTTGAAGAGGGTGTTAAGCTAACAGAGAAAGGATTGAGGTGGTTATACATTCATACTGCTTGTTGTTACAATGAGTCTTATGAAGCACATCAAATACCTTCATGGTGTACATATGACTATGCATCTCATCTAGAGAGTGAAGGGTTAGACTCTATCTCAGTAGATAAGATGACACTAGAAGATAGATACCTATGGACTGTTAATAACTTAGACTTCATTAAGCTATCAGTTAACACTATCAATAACTGTGAGAAGCCTTTCTCTTTCTTAGCCTGTTGTATTGAGTTAAATAACTACTTCAATAATCCTAATCATCTGTCTCATCTACCTATACCTATAGATGGTAGCTGTAATGGCTATCAACATTCAGCGGCTATAGCTAAAGATGAGTTAACAGGTAGACTAGTATCTCTTGAGGCTACTCCTATACCTTCTGATCTCTATGTTCAATCAGCTAAGTCTCTTATTGAGAGAGAACAAGAGTGGTTTGATAAGAGAGATATGCCAATGAAGCATATCAGGAAGTATATTACTAAACGGGGTACTATGACTAGACAGTATTCAGCTGGTGTTGAGAAGATAGCTGATAGTATGTACTCTGATAGTTATACTGGTGAGATCACTGATAAATATGATATAGCTATGGTAGACTGTGAACTACTCTCTAAGAGTCTAATTAAAGCTCTTGAAGAAGTATGTCCCGGAGCTACAGATACTATGTCATTCCTTCAGTCATTAGTTAACTTTGAGATAGGTAAGACTAGTGCTTATGATATAGATGGTACTAAGTGGACTCATACTAAGAAGAAGAGACTACACTCTCGTAAACAAGCTCTTAAGCGTACTAAAGATAAGACAATAGATGAAGAGTTAGAATTAGCTCTGATAGAACAACGTCTATCTCACGTTAAGAAGACTCGTTATGTATCCTATGGTAATGGTAAGACACATATGGAATGGGTTAGCCCTTCTAACTTCCCTGTCTTCTATCACTCATACCTTACAAGAGAGTTTAATGTCTATGTTACTCTAGCAGGAGTACCTATAGGCCATAAGAAGAATGGAGAGCATACAGGACGTATTACACATGTCTTACAAGAACCTTCTCCTTATGCTTCTCTTCAGGGGCTAATGAGTGGTATTAGTCCTAACTATATTCATTCACAAGATGCTGCTCATATGGCATTAGTATTGAGTGAATGGGACTATACCTTTGGGGCTGTCCATGATAGCTTTAGTACTCATGCTGAACATGTAGATGAACTAACTGTATTAACTAAACAGAAGTTCATTGATATGTACAGTAGTGATAACTGCTTTGTGGATATAATGAACAATGTACTAAGCGATACTACTGGCTTTGATAGACCTCTACCGAAGTTAGGTAATCTAGACATTAACAAATTAAATGAATCAGAATACTTCTTCTGTTAGGAGATATCATGGAAAAGAAAAGTTATAACTATATGGCATTAGCTAACAAGATGCCTGTAGATGATATGGATGTAGTAGAAGCCTTTAACCTAGACCCTAAGGTAGCCTATACTCCTGAGATTAACAATGCTGCTTTGAATGAGGCTATGCGTAGACTAAGAGTTAACCTATTAGAAGAGGGTTATACTGAAGAGCAAGCCAACAATGAAGTAGAGCTCTATCGTAGCGGTGTGTTAGAGAATATTAATAACGCTACTAAGATGAGTCGATAAATAAAGATGCCCCAAAGAGAATAATCTCTAAGGGGCATTCTTGTTTAT